TCAGGCGTGTGGGTCAGGGCGCCGGACCGCTTGAACGTCACGGAGAATTTAAAACGACTGTCCGACGGACCGTGCGGCGTGCCGATCGATTCGATACTGGCGGTTACACTGCCATTGGCGCCGCCGGTGTTGTAAGCGACCGTCAGCGTGGCCGAGGTGTCCGCATCGTAGTCGGCCTTGAGGCGGGCATAGTTGCCCGTAGCGGACGGTTCGAACAACAACTCCAACGGCAACACGCCCGGGTTCTTGCCCGCACTGAACGACTCCATATCCTCGGTGGGCGAGTCGCACGCCAGGAACTCAAAGAAGTTGCGTGACTCGGTCCCATCGCCAATGTCGAGGATTCGCCCGACCGGGTAACCGTTGAAGGTCACGACCGAGCTGTGAACTTTTACCGGATCTTCCGGCATGGTTGTGCTCCTTTCCCCGGGCACAAAAAAACGGCGGTCGCTGGGAGGTTGGGCCCCCAACGGCCGCCGTTGTTTTTGCATCGTCCGCCCGTGACCCGTCGGTCAGAGGGGCGGTCTAGCCCGGATTGTTCATAGGTCTAGTTTGTGTTCCTATCGCGTGTAACTGAATTCGATATCGATCTGCTTGCCGTAGCGTGTCGCTTCTTCGTTCTCAGAGTAGTACGGACTGTCCCGCGTCACGGGCGACGAGACGCCCGTGATCGTCACCCCGCCGGTCGTGCCGGTATACGGTTGATTCGCCGGGAACAGGGCCGCCAGCACCGCCTCGCGCAGCGCGATGGCGACCGCCTGTGTCGTTGCCGACCAGCAGGTGATCTGCACCAGCTCGTCGCGCTCGCCGAGCAGGCCGTCGCAGGCCATATCCTCGGTGCCGCTGATCATCTGATAGACGATCGCCGGGAACGCACCGCCCTGCGGCACGGCGATCTCGGTGATCCGCGTGCCCACCAGCGCCGCGACCGCCGCGTCGCCCGCCAGAATGTTGTAGACCGCCTGTTCGAGCGACATCTACAGCACCTCCGTACAGGACAGGATCAGCCACTGGTTGCGCTCGTCGAGGTTGCGGACGCCGTTGATCGCGAAGATCCTCGCGCCGAACATGACGCGGTGGCTGGGCTCGACGTCGTCGCGATAATGCAGCCAGATCTCGCACGTCATCGTCGCACCGACCGCCTGGGCCGCCAGCCGCTCCCGAGACGCCAGCGTCCGGACCCGCGCTGTGACGGTCGCGTACGTCGCCCACGACGTCGAGGCCGAGGGCCCCGAACCCGTCCAGGTCGGCTGCTGCAGTTCGACTTGATGGCGTAGTTGTCCAGCGTTCATGGCTTTGCCTGGCTATAGGTCCCATAGGTCCTATAGGACCTATACCTTCGGTTAATCGACTCCGATGGCGATGATCTCGTAGGTCAGGGACGATGTCCCCGTGCCGTCGTGGGTCAGTTTCAGGTTCTTGTTGGTCGTGATGTCCAGGCCGGTGGCGTCGGGACCGGTCCACAGGAACTTGCCGCCCGGCGGGATCTCCAGAATGTCGCTGGTGTCGGCCAGGATACCGATATCGAGCGACGCGCCGCCGCCGACCTGCAGGGTCGCGTCGCTCGACTCGTTGTAGAGATATAGCAGCTTGAGCGTCTCGATCGTCAGGGCGCTGCCCAACGGATCGAGCAGCGAGCCGGAGGCGTAGAGGTCCAGCGTCTCGGTCGCATCGTCGGCCAGGGTCCGCTGATCGTGGAAGATCATATCCGCCTGGTTGGCGCCGCTGCCGCTGGTCAAAGAGATGTTGCGGTTCAGCGCCAGCTTGTCGGTCAGGGTCGAAAGGTCGGGCGAGCCGGTGAACGTCGCCGCGAAATTCAGCGTGACGCTCGTCGACAGCGCCGCCCAGACCAGAGAACTGCACAGGGTCACAGCCAACAGGGCCGCTACAATTTGTTTCCAACGTCGCATCGTCTTCTCCTTTTCTTTTCATAGGCCCTATTGGACCTATAGGGCCTATAAGCCTATACCGTAATGATTCTCTCATAGCCGAGCAGATCGACCACCGCCCGCGGCAGGCCGGGCGACTCGGGCTTGTCCATATCCAGCAGGCCATGGAACTTCTGGAAGACCAGCATCCGCACCGCGATCTTGACGTTCTCCGGCACCGCCGTCGCCACATCCCCGTAGCCGGCCTGATAGGTGACCGCGATCGCATTGATCTGACTGCGGGCCGACGGGAAACTCTCGCCATACGCCGGCGTGATGCGGCCGACGAAGCTGTCGCCGTCGACGTCGTACTCGCTGGCGTCCCAGGTCTGCTCGACGCCCGCCGTGTCGATGTACGTGATATGCGTCACCGAGACCAGCGGCGCCCATTTCGGCCGGATCACACCGTCCGCCGGCCAGGCGTCCAGCTTATCGACGCAGGCCTCGCTGAGGTACTTGCGGCCCTGATGGACCGAGCAGGCCGCCGTCGCCCAGTCGATCAGACCCTCGAGCCAGTTGTCCTTGTCGGTATTGAAATACCGCAGGTCCGCCTTGACCTCGTCGATTGTGACAATTCGTGTGTCTGCCATTGTTAGTCACCAGCCTTTGGCTGTACTAGAACACTACTACGCGATTGAAGGCATCAAGGCATCCCTCATCTATGACTTGGGTGCCGCCCTCCCCGTTTTCGGTTATCCAGTGCGACGTTGTCACTGAGTTCTGCCACAGCTTGCAATTGCGCAATACAAGCGTTGTCAACACGGGGGCGGTTCCCTCCAATGAGGCAAAATCATGCGCATTTAGTACGCACCCTTCAAAAATCACCACAACACCTTTATTAAGTACATTGCTGAAAGTTGCAGCATAAGGAGTGATCGCTTCTGGGCCTGCCTCGGCGCTGACATGGTACGCTCGCACTGTCGCCACGTAAGAACAGGCCGCACTATCGCTATCGCAGTAGATTATGCCGGGGCGATTCCCCGCCGTTGCCCACGCCGTCGTGGCCTCGGAATGCCCCCCGTTAATCAGCACACTCGCCACGTTGCGGCCGCCCCGACCCAACCGCAACATCCACCGCACATCGACACTGGTGATACGACTGGCGGTCAGGTTGCCGCCTGCCGCAAGGGCAATGGCGTTTGTGCCCGCAGAAAAACCGCAGTGGTCCACCTGGTATTCGATACCTTGGTTGCCTCGAACATCAATCGCGGAAACGAAGTTCTTAAAGCCGCATCCCATGAACCGTGATGTGTCACAATTGTTATCCGAGACAGATTCCCCAAACCTCACACAACTGTTGGCATGAAAGAATGAGCAGTCCACGAACGACACACCACCAGTTGCGCTCCCATCAGCATGATTCAAGCACGAGACCAATGTAGCGGTTTTCGTGCTATCTGCGGCGTCTTTCCCAATTAATACTAGACGCTCGAATGACACACATATACCGCCTCGCACCTTAATCAGAGTGCCCCCATCGGCCCCTTCCCACGCCAATGAGCTGCCATGAAACGATGTACTGCCCGCCTTCCAGTCCCCCGACCGACCAACCCCCACAAGCCGCACGCCCTGGCACTTCTCAATTACCAGTGACTCCGTCACCCTATACCGTCCGGGCGGTAAGTAGACGATCCCACCCTTTGCTTCTGTCGCCGCATCAATTGCGGCCTGGATGCTTTGCGTGTCGTCTGCAACATAATCACCAACCGCGTCGTACGGCGACTGCGTCACATCAAAGAAGGGCATAGCATGGGCCTGATATGAGGGGCGTGACAATCCGACCCGCGGCAACCCAACCAATAGAATGAAACATAAGGTTCGCATGTATATCCTAACTCGATGGGGGGGTTAATGAACACACATAGATCTGTACGCGAACCTTCATATCGCTGCCGGTCACATCTGCGTCGGTGGTCAAAGTAACAGTCGTCGCTGACGCATTTACCAGAGGGCCGGCAAAGGTGCCATCCCCATCAGAAGAGGATGTACCCGTGGTCCCTAACGCCGTGGAAATGCCATCGACAAACTCGTCCGTATTGCCTCCCGTCCGGCCAATATCCAGCGTCGTCGCCCCACCGCCCGGTGCTGTAGTCACTCGACATGTCACGCCGAACACAACAGCATCGGCCGGTATCTGAATAGTAGACTCAACAGCGGGGGTATTACCCGACCCGACAGGAATCGTAATGATCTGCTGAGCCGTATACATCTTCATAGACCCAGCATTGGCCTGCGCAAACGTCACATATGTACCAGTCCCATTAGCGGTGAAGCCCGTTGTAGCTTGCGACTGTGCCGCGATCAATAGCCCGTCACACCACACAGTTCCGTCAAACTCAGACGTCCCTTCGACGCCTAACGCCGTTGGTGAGTGTCCCCATGAATAATCCCCATCCCCGATTTCCACAATACTCGCATTGATCGCTGATCCACCATACCGCCCGCCGCCACTGTACCGCGCCCAGGCCACCTCTTCCTGCCACCAGTCGGCACAGAACGCGCCGATAGCCACGTATAGCAACGCCGTAACGATCCGCAGTGTCAGACTTTTGTCTTTCGTGTTCATGATCTCAGTTCCTCAAGGGCCTATTCGCTGCAGGCTGTAAGCTGTAAGCTTCTCGGCCCTCTTACCATTGATAGAAATACACCGTCACATCCCCGGCCTCGGCGCCGGTGACGCCGTCGGCGCCGGTGACCTCGGCGTAGACGTAGCGGATCCCGGCCAGGTCGATCGAGCACTCGGCGGCCCCGTTGCCGCCGGCGGCGTCGGACGATTGCGAGCCGGCCCCGCGGTAGCAGGTGACCGTCATCGTATCGGCCCAGAACTTGTTCGTCGCCGTCGCCCCGCTGACGGGGTACGTGACCACCGCCTGCGTGCCGGTCGTACAGGCGATCGAA